ATGATCAAGATCCTGTACATCTCCGGAGTCATGCCACCTGAAGACGTCCGGCTTTTTAGAATTAATTAACAGCGCCATAGCCTGAACCCATGGAGCTGTGTATATTGCTGCCAGTCTCCTGTACTGAGCGTCTTGTACAACTTTGAAAACATAACAACCCTTGAGTGCATAACAATCATAACACACTGAGTCCTTAACATCGCGGAGCTTGGAGCCTGTCTTGCATTCCTTGGCAGGTATACCTGTTGACCAGCCTGGCATTTTAGACGGCTTAGACAGCCCTCCAACCAGGTCCCATGCTTCTTTAGTATCCATATTTGCCCTGCTTGGCGTTGTGTCTTTCTTTCTCTTCTTGTTTTTCTAGCTGTTGAGACTGGTCAATTATTATGTCAATCAATTCATCAGTCTTTAATAGTTCTAGATCTTCTTTTAGTTTTTTATCTGTCATATTTCTCCTTTATTATCCTACTACTATCAGACAGCTTGGAGCTTGTCAATTCTTGCTTGGCGCTTGGAGCTTGTTGCTTGCAGCTTTGAACATTTGCCGCAGTCAATCTAGCTAGTTTTAAATTTTTTAATTCTCTGAAAAACTTCTCACAGCTGTCCAGGTATGCCCGCGGCAGCTGTTCGTGCGGCCGCAGGAAATAGTGTGTGAGATCGTTGTGTTTAATTCTTCTTTTCACGTGGTTCCATATCTTTTTTGACCAGGCGCAGGATCTCTTCAATTGCATCCGCTATTCTGATCAGCGGGTTCGCTAATCTTTCATCTATTTCATTATTCATATTATTCCTTTCTAAATTCATCCTATCATCTCCGGGACCAGCTGTCAAGCTTGGAGCTTGGAGCTTGCAGCTTTTATACTTTCTACTTTAGAATCATTCTAAAGTGGCCAAGCTAAAAGCAAAGGTTCTGTATAGATTTACAGTTGCATTTAGCTAGCTGACCATTTTAGCTTGACCCCAGATCCTAGAAGTATTTAGCGCGCTCAACATATTGTATAACCGCTAGGATCTCGGCTCAAGCTTTCAAAAATCTGTAAATTCTCCACCACCACAATTTATACAAGCCACTTGTGGCTTTGCCCATTCATCATAAGAAGTAAATTCTAGACAAATGGGGCAAGTATAACTAAAATGGTACATCCTCATCTCCATCTTTTTGTTTTTCAAGTTCTTCTATTTTTTCCTGTATTTTATTCTTAGTTTCCATCAGTGCAAGTATTTGCGACTGAACTATTATTTTATCTATTGTATCCATATATCCAATATATCATAGGACAATTAATATGCAACAACTTTATTTAAATAAACTTCTTGACTTATCCAGGACTATCCATTATACTTGGACGGTGGCTGGGGATGGTGGTTAGTAGTATAAACAATGCAACCACAGGTTGTGCGCATTTTTCGCCTTAAAATCGCCACATTTCAAGTATAGGATAATCCCTAATATGCAAATCAATGAAAGGAAAAAAATGCACAAAAGAATAAGACTAAATCAAGAACTACGAAACAAAGTTGGTAGTCGTATGCGAGTACATCTTGAACAAGAACCAACAATAGAAAAATCAAAGTATGATGATCTCAAAGCAGAACAAGTTGAGTTAAATGACAATGCTTGGAATATGGCAGAAACTATTGTCCGAAAACATTATACTCCAGATGATGTCAAAATGGCATATCATCTACAAAATAAATTTGATAATGTTGAAACTATTGCAAAAGATAGTTGTTTTCATTTTCATTATTTAGGTCAAGTAGAGGATAGAGATTATGACAATAAGCCTGTTATGAAAGATAGCACTATTGAAGAACATTTTGATTTTCGTTTAGGCGGCGATTTTGATAATGATGATAGTAATTCATCTTCAAGAGATAGTGCTTATGGATATGCTTTATTTCGTGATGAACTTAAAGCACAAGAGAACTGCAACCCAGATATTTTGATTGAACAAGAGGGTAAAGACCAAAACCCACATTTAACAAAATATACTGACGCAAATAATAAATATCTTGGAAATGATAAACAAGGTTATGGCAAAGAGTGGAATGAGAAATATCAATTAGATTTAATTGGTAGAGAATATTGTCGTGATCGGTCTATTGCTTGTAGTCAAGAACAATTCCAAATGCTTAAAGAGTGGAAATCAGCAAAAGGAAAATTTGTTATGGCTCATAGAAATTGGATAAAATCCATTTTAGAACAAACTAAATTTTGTAAAGATGTAATCAAAGGATATAAATATCTTGATGAGGCAATAGAGTTTGCAACTGAAAGTGGACTAAAAATAGATGAGGCAGAAATTATTAGAACTAATTCAACTGGCTTAACTCTTTACAATCCAAAAAATGCGGCTGAAATGTTAAAGAACATGAAGAATAAGAAAACACAATCAAGAGAGGAAAAAATTCTGGCTCGTTTAAATTACGAGAAACAAGCTAATCAGGTTAATTAGTGGAATAAAATAACCTTGACAGGGTTATCCTACTTATGATAGGATAACCCTTAAATACAGAAAGAAAGGAATATATGACACAACAAATAAAATACTTTTCATGGTTTATGAAATCACGAAAAAAGTTCGCGACTTGTAGAGGCGTTGATGAACACGACACATTCAAATCAAGACAATGGACAGACCAAAAAGGTTTTCCATGTTATAACTTCTGGGATATTGATAGCGACCACCCAAGAACTGCAGTTAACTATTCTGTGAGGAAAGCATGATTGCAAGTTTAATTGGAATATTGGCTGGCTTTATATTAATGATGTTAGGTTTAATTCTTGGAATACATTCAGAATATACAACAGTTGGTGTATTAATAATGTTCGCTGGACTTGTATCAATGCTTAACTTCTTACCCCATTATAACAATGAGTGATTATAATTGGTGCCATGGACCGAATTGCCATACTAGAGAAACATCATCAAGAGTTAGAGGTAGCGGCGACAATAAAGTTTTAAGAACAAGAAAAGTAAATACTAAACATTATTGGCGAGGTGGACAAGGGAGTTGGACTTATTTCTGTGATGATACTTGTATGAGAGATTATCTTGAAAAGTTTATTTTAAGTATCATTGCAATAGCCCCAAGACGCGAGGCACTTGAAACACCGATCAAGGTTACAAAAACAAAAACCCAAGATTATAGAATGAGATATAATGGTAATGATTACGAGAAAGTACCATACATATCAACAAGAACTACAATTAATAAGGTTGACAATAGCAATGGATAATGTAGGATAACTATTATGACAGAAATAATAAAATGGAAAGACAAAGAATATAAAATGCCCTTTGATGCAGATTATTACAGACAGAAGGATGATAGCTTTAAAGAAGAAATCATTGTCAATAATAGATTTAGCAATGAACCAGCTATGCTGCCTTGGTTTGCTGTTGCTGTCTATGATGTGATCATGGGCAGTGAACAGGCACAGGATTGGGATAACCATCGCAAGGGATTGGATTGGTTTATCAAATACTTTCCTAATCAATACATGACATTACTAGACTAACCATCAACCATAGTGGGGGCGACTGCGTCGCCCCTGCTCCCACACCATATCAATAGAGGTACCAACCACAAGTTGAAAAAATCGCGCCCGAAAAAAGGCACTTCCCACATATATAAAAAGGGGTCCCACTACTCTAGGTTGAATTGCTTGATTTAGAGAGTTAATGCTGGTAAAAACATGTTGAACATCTAAAAAGGATGCGAAAAATTTTTTAAAAAATTTTGTATGGATTTAAATAATAAAGATATTAGTAAGTTACCCGTTGACATTAGAAAAACTTTTAAACAACTACAAGTTCTACTCGCAGAAAAAAAGATACAGAATAAAGCTAAAACTGATTTTATGTCCTTTGTCAAAGCTGTGTGGCCGGAGTTTATAGAAGGACCCCATCATAGAGTTGTTGCAAAAAAATTTAATGACCTTGCAGAAGGTAAAATTAACCGTCTTATAGTGAATATGCCACCTAGACATACAAAGTCTGAGTTTGCATCTTACCTACTACCTGCATGGATGGTGGGCCGTAATCCAAAATTAAAGATCATTCAAGCAACGCACACCGGAGAATTAGCAATTAGGTTTGGTCGTAAAGCAAAACATTTAATTGACTCAGAAGAATATGCAAAAATTTTTAGTACAACCTTACAAGAAGACTCTAAAGCTGCAGGCCGTTGGGAAACTGCTCAAGGTGGAGAGTATTTCGCTGCTGGTGTTGGTGGAGCGATCACTGGTAGAGGTGCGGATTTATTAATCATTGACGATCCCCACTCTGAACAAGATGCATTATCTCCAACTGCTATGGAAAATGCGTATGAGTGGTATACATCAGGTCCAAGACAACGTCTTCAACCTGGTGCAAAAATAGTTTTAGTAATGACGCGTTGGTCAAAGAAGGATTTGACTGGAATTTTGTTAAAAAATCAAACAGAAGTTAAAGGTGATCAGTGGGAAATTGTCGAATTTCCGGCGATCTTGGACACTGGACCTAAACCTGAAGCAGTTTGGCCTCAATATTGGAAATTAGAAGAATTAGAAAAAGTTAAAGCAACTCTTCCCGTTGGAAAATGGAATGCACAGTGGATGCAACGTCCAACTTCTGAAGAAGGAGCTCTAATTAAGCGAGAATGGTGGCGATTATGGGATCATAGCGAGCCACCTAACTTACATTATGTAATTCAATCTTATGATACTGCGTATCTTAAGAAAGAAACGGCCGATTTTAGTGCAATTACGACTTGGGGAGTATTTTACCCTAATGAAGATTCACCTGCTAACCTCATTTTAGTGGATGCAATCAAAGGAAGGTATGAATTTCCCGAATTAAGACGTATTGCACTGGATCAGTATAAATATTGGAATCCAGAATCAGTTATCGTTGAAGCAAAAGCTGCTGGACTACCTTTGACCTATGAATTAAGACAAATGGACATTCCAGTTCAGAACTTTACACCGAGCAAAGGAAATGATAAGCATGTTCGTGTAAATACGTGCGCTCCGCTTTTCGAATCTGGCATGATTTGGGCGCCTGACCAGAAGTTTGCGGAGGAAGTTATAGAGGAATGTGCAGCATTCCCGCATGGTGATCATGACGACTTAGTTGATAGTACAACTCAGGCTGTTATGCGCTTTAGACAAGGTGGTTTTATAAGACACCCTGAAGATTATGTTTTAGAGAAACGAGCGCCTAGGAAGTTTGTGTATTATTAATTATGGCAGGAATCAGTAAAATTTTTTCACTTAGAAATTGGGTCATGAAACAAATCATGAAACAAGATAAATCCGGTATTATGAAAATACCTGATAAAGGCAAAGTTGACTTTGGTGAAATGCTTGTAAAAGAATCTTTGTTTCAAAAAGGCATTGACCCTAAATTAATTAAAAATGAAAAACAATTAGATAATATTTTAAATACTCCCGTAGTTCCAAAAAGTGAAAGAGTTAAACCTAAAAAATCTGGTGAAGTTATTAAAGTAGATTTTGATAAAGGTAGATGGAACAAAGCAGGTGGTGGAAGCGCAAAAGAATCATTGATCGATAAACTTACTCGATGGGGAGGTGGTCCTTCTGTTCTTGCAGGTGAGTTAGGTTTAGAAGGTATTAATCAAATTTATCAATTATTAAATATGCCAGGTTTATATAACAAAGGCGGTAGAGCCGGCTTAAGTTATTTACTTGCAGAAGATTCAAATGAAAGAGTGCCTTATCAAGATGGACTTAAAGTATATCCTCAAGCGTCAGTAAAAATAGGCGAAGGAGGTCTAGGTAATGATTTTAATCTTGGAACAAAAGACGTGACCTATGGTGGAACTTTAATGGGTGAAAAAGATGGTTTGTATGGTGGAGTAGAAGGAATAAAAATAAAAAATAAAATAGATTTTATGAAAGAAAATGAAACGTTGTTTAAAGATACAACAGATGATGAAAAAATTAATTTCATTCTTGGTAAAAAAGGCGATAATTATGACATTAGATTTAAAACAGATAAAGATTTGGAAAATAAATATTTAACTTGGAATTGGAAATTTAATAAAGGTGGAAGAGCAGGTTTCGCAGGCGGCGGAATGGGCCGAAGAGCATTTTTAAAATTAATGGCAGCATTAGGTTTAACCGGGGCTGCAGCTAAATATGGAGTAGCAGGTCTACTTAAAGGCGGTGCCAAAAAGAAAGTTATAAAAGAATTAACAGAAGTTCCAATTAAAAATATTAAAGGAATGCCATTATGGTTCAAGCCTCTTGTAAATAAAGTTATTAAAGAAGGTAAAAAATTGGATGTGACAGAATATGATAGACTTGTTACTCATAAATCTAAATTACCAAATTCCAAAACAGATATTTATGTAAACCAAGATTTAAACACAGGAGATGTATGGGTTGACATTGGTCAAGGTAAACATGGTTGGGTTGATGGTTATCATGGTCAACCTACTAGATTAGAATATAAAGCAAAAGAAATGATTGAACCTGATATGAGTAAATCAGGAAAAATAGAATCTAAAGGTAAAGAAGTCCCAGAAGAGTTTAATATTGAAGAAGCAGAATTTACTGGAGGACATCCAGAGAATATAAAATTTGAAGACGTCTCCATTGAAAAATATGGCAATCACGGATCTGATTTTACTGAAGTAGAAAAATATGCCACAGGCAAAACATCTAAATCATCTAAAGCTCAAAAAGAAGTTTGGGAAGCGGATTGGGATGATTCGTTACCTGACTATGAGGACTATGCATCAGGTGGTATTGCTAGGCTGTTAGGAGAATAATGAAAATTAAAGATTACAACGACGCAATGGAATTTTTTAGAACGAACGACTATCAAGCAGCCGATGGCGCGTGGTCCGAGTTCTATGAATCTGAAGTCCTTGAACCACGGATCATGGACCTTGCTGAAGGAGGCCCATTAGTTGGTACTCCAACAAAAGAAGTTACACAATTCGATAGAAGAATTTATAAAACACCAGAAGGTGAAAGAGTTTCAGAAAAATCTGCAACACTATTTTTAAATGGTAAATGGATTAATATTCCAAGTATTCATGATGGTCGATCATTTACAGAAGATCAATTAAGATCTATGATCAAAAAAGGTATAATAGAACCAACTTCGATTCACGGATCACGGAACGAGGCTGAATCAGCAGCGATGCAAAGATCCGATATGATGAAACATCGAACAAAAGGATTTGCAGGGGGTCAGTTAGTAACACCATCGGTTGACGGATCACGGCCAGGGTATGGTGGTGGGTTTATAAAAAAGACACTAATGTCTTTAATAGAAACGGGTCAAACTAAGTTTAAAGACATGTCTGCTTTAAAAAACAAAATAAAAGAAATAACAGGTAAAAAACCTGGTGGTAGTTTTTCAAAAAGCCAAGTAGATTATAAACCTTTATTAGAAAAATTTACTTTTGAAAAATATGTACCTAAAAAACCTAAACAAATAACAGGTATCACAAAAATAAGTGATGAGTTAGCAGATAAAATAAAAAACGTTAATATTAAAGGTATCAACGTATCTCCGGACACAACTAAAGCAGGTCAAAAATCTATTAAAGTTACCATTCAAGACCCACAGGTTAGTGGCGAATTTTTTGGAAAAAATAAAACACGAGTTTTCCCTGCAACTGAAGAGGGTTTTGCTGAAGTACAAAAATTAGTTAATAATATTTTTACAAGTAATATTTACACTATTAGAGTTCAACCTTTTAAAACTCAAGAATACTTTCGAAAGTTAAGGCGACTGAAAGAGGCCAGATACAACGAGCAAGACCCTTTTAGAATCTATAAAGCATTACAAGAATATAAAACAGAAAAATTTCCAGGATCTATGTCCAGTGATATAGAAATACAACATGGTCAACCTAAATTTACTACACAGACATTAAGTAGATGGGGTTTGATACCAAAAGAAGTAAATGTTTTACCAAGTGTAAAAAAAGTTGAAAGACTTCGTAATGAATTATTAAGTCAAGCTTTAGTTAAGTTAAAAAATCCAAATCACTCAATAGCTGACAAGGAAAAAATTATAGGGGAGTTTAACAATGCTATGAGAGGTTTAAGGGGGCAGCTAAAAGGAACTGAAGGTCAAGGTTTAGTTAATTTTGAATTATTAAAATTAGACGAAGCGGGTAGTGTAGCTAAATTAAAAGACGTTGGTTTTAATCCTAAAAAAGGATTAGCTTATGGAGACAAACTTGGAGAACTAGATTTTGCTAAAATAACAAAAGAACAAGCAGATCAAATTATAGCTTTAGGAAAGAAAAAAATAGATCTTGACTTATTAAGACAAGTTCTTCCGAGTAAACTGAAGAATATAGTAGACCCACTCTCATCTGGAGGCAGGGTTGCTTCTAAAGGAGGTAGAGTTCCTTTAGCTAGTGGGGGTTGGTTGGTATCTCTTCTAGGACCAGAAGCTGTGGTGTTGGAATATATATTTTATAAAGCTTCTAAGAATAATTATGAGAGTCAAGGTTATAGTGAGGAAGAAGCTAAAGCGATGGCTATAGATGAGGTTACTTTTGGAATAACAAATAAGGGTGATGCAGCCTATAACAAAGAACTAAAAAAAGTTGCTAAAGAAATGGGAATAGGGAGTAAAGCTTTTGATACGATAAGAGAGATTAGTGACCGAACTCTAAAAGGAACAAAACAACAAGAACGTGATAAAGAATTATTGGATAGTGGTTATTTCCAAACAGAAAAAGCTAAAAATGAATTTTTAGCTAGTAGAGAAAAATTATATACAACTTATGATAAAGAAACAGAGAAGTTATGGAGAAAAACAAAAACTGAAATTGGTATGGATAAAGCTGGTGAAGTATTTCCAACTCCCAATTTAGATCAAATTTCTATGGAAAGTATGAATGTAAAGGATGCCGATATTCACACTGCTTTTGGAGATTTACAAAAGGTAGCAACAGAAAAATTAAAAAGAAGAAAAGAAAAAGCATTTCCTACGCAGAGTAAGCAAGTTAATACTGATCAAGGGTGGCTTGGGAATGTATTAACCAATAATTTATGGAATCTACAATCAATTCCTAGAACTGTTAAAACGGCATATGATTTAATTAATCCTTTTAGTCCTCTTCCTAAATTAGATGATTTAAAAAGTGATGCTGCTTTAGAGCAGTCAAAAATGGATAAAATGAGTGATGAAGAATTATATGAGTATAATAAAAAAAGAAATATAACTAAAGAGGATCCAATTACCGAAGAATCTCTGGAAGAAATAAGATATAGATATCCTGAATTACATTTAAGAGAAGGCGGAATAGCGAGTTTAAAAAGAAAATGAAAAACCCAACATTAGTTAAAAACATGAAGCATGTTAAATGGAAGGAAATACCTCCATTAAGAGGGCCTAATCCACAGGGGTTGATTAAAGATAAAAAACAAGATAAGAAGAAGCAGGAGAATTTAAATGGCAGAAATCGATAAAGGTCTCCCAAATGTTAAACGACCAGAAGAGCTTGTAGAAGAGCAAATTCTTGAGGAAGTTGATATTGCAGACCAACTAGGAAAAAAACCAATTGAAGTTACTGAAGAAGAAGATGGTGGCGCTACAATTGATTTTGATCCTAATCAAGTAGATATACCAGATGGTGGCGATCACTTCGCTAACTTAGCAGAATTATTACCCGATGAGACTTTATCTCCAATGGCTAGTCAGCTAGATGGAGATTATAGAGAATATAAAACTTCTCGTGGAGATTGGGAAAGAGCTTACACTGTTGGTTTAGATCTGTTAGGATTTAAATATGAAAATAGAACGGAGCCTTTCCAAGGCGCGTCAGGGGCGACTCACCCGGTTCTTGCTGAAGCTGTTACTCAGTTTCAGGCGCTCGCTTATAAAGAGTTACTCCCGGCTGATGGACCAGTAAGAACTCAAGTCATGGGTTTATCCAACCCGATGAAAGAACAACAGTCTCAAAGAGTAAAAGATTTCATGAACTATCAGTTAATGGATCAAATGAAAGAATATGAACCTGAGTTTGATCAAATGTTATTTTATTTACCACTTGCAGGTTCTACATTTAAAAAAGTTTACTATGATGATTTGTTACAACGTGCGGTTTCTAAATTTGTACCAGCTGATGATTTAATTGTACCTTACACTGCAACTTCATTAGAAGATGCAACATCGGTTTGTCATGTTATTAAAATTTCAGAAAACGAATTACGTAAGCAACAAGTATCCGGTTTTTACAGAGATATAGAATTATCTAAACCACAAGATATAAATGCTGATCCAGTAACTAAAAAAGAATTAGAATTAGAAGGTTTAAGTAAATCACAAAGAGTAGAACCTTTATACAAATTACTAGAATTCCACGTGAACCTTGATTTAGAAGGTTTCGAAGATGTTGGCGCCGATGGTGAACCAACAGGAATAAAATTACCTTACATTGTTACAATCGATGAAGGTAGTCGGAAGGTTTTGTCTATTAGACGAAACTTCGCGCCCAATGATCCAACGAAAAATAAGATCCAATATTTCGTCCATTTCAAATTTCTGCCAGGACTTGGATTTTATGGACTTGGACTCATTCATATGATTGGCGGATTGAGTCGTACGGCAACGGCGGCTCTCCGTCAATTATTAGATGCGGGAACATTATCAAATCTTCCGGCAGGATTTAAACAAAGAGGTGTCAGAGTAAAAGATGACGCTGCAAACATACAACCAGGTGAATTTAAAGATGTAGATACACCAGGTGGAAATTTAAAAGATGCCTTTGTATTTTTACCATACAAAGAACCATCTCAGACTTTATTGCAATTGATGGGAATTGTCGTTCAGGCAGGACAAAGATTCGCGTCCATTGCTGACATGCAGGTCGGGGACGGGAACCAGCAGGCTGCTGTTGGTACGACCGTAGCTCTTTTGGAACGTGGTTCAAGAGTAATGTCAGCAATCCATAAAAGACTGTATGTGTCTTTGAAATCGGAATTTAAATTACTGGCTAATATCTTTAAAACTTATTTGCCTCCTGAATATCCATATGATGTAGTGGGGGGACAAAGAAATATTAAGGTTGCAGATTTTGATGACAGAGTAGATATTCTACCTGTTGCTGATCCAAACATATTTTCAATGACACAAAGAATTACTTTAGCCCAAACAGAATTACAATTAGCAATGTCTAATCCACAAATGCACAACATGTATATGTGTTACAGAAAAATGTATGAAGCATTAGGTATAAAAGATATTGATAGAGTTTTACCACCGCCTCCTCCAAATCAACCAAAGGATCCGGCGATAGAACATATTGATGCAATGGCTATGAAACCTTTCCAAGCGTTTCCAGGTCAAGATCACAGAGCACACGTTACAGCTCACTTAAATTTTATGGCAAGTAACTTTGTTAGAAACAATCCTAGCATTACTGCAGCTTTAGAAAAAAATATTATGGAGCATATTTCTTTAATGGCTCAAGAACAAGTACAATTAGAATTTCCACAAGAGATGCAAATGTTACCACAAATGCAAGCGGCTGCTGTACAGAATCCGCAAATACAACAACAGTTCCAACAAATATCTCAAAAGATAGAAGCAAGAAAAGCTATATTGATTGCTGATATGACTGAAGAGTTTTTAAGTGAAGAAAAAGCTATTACAAGTAGATTTGATCATGATCCATTATTAAAACTTAAAGAGAGAGAAGTAGATCTTAAAGCAATGGACGCTGAGAGAAAACAACAAGAAGTGGATGCAAGAATTAATTTAGATAACGCTAAGATGGTTCAAAATAGAGAAATCACAGATGATAAATTAGAACAGAATGAAGACTTAGCTAATTTAAGAGCAGATACAGCAATTGAGAAATCATTGATATCTGCTGATGTTAAACTGACTTCAGATAAAATGAAGGCTAAAGATGTTAGAACCTTGAAAGGTCCTAGATCTTAGTATATACAAACCATTAGGAGAAAAATATGGCAAAAGAAGGCAAAGGATACAATCAGTCAATGTTCACTAATAAAGATGGATATCTTAAAGGTGGAAATAAAATTTCTATTCCATCTCAGAATCTTATCGTAGATCCAAGAGGAAAAACGAGTATTAGAGGAAGAGACGCAAGGATTGCATCTGGTGATA